CTGTCTGGGGGCTATACAGACCCCGTTCTGCTTAAAATATCAAGACTAGCTAAGGAAAATAATATTAATACTATCCTCATTGAACAAAACTTTGGTGGTGGTATGTTTGCTGAACTTCTAAAACCCTTCATATCACGCATACATCCCTGCCAAATTGAAGACATTAGAAACAATAAGACCAAAGAATTACGAATAATTGATACCCTCGAACCTGTTATGAACTCTCACCGTCTAATTATCGACCGCAAAGTCATAGAAAAAGACTTCCGTTCTAACCCACAAGAAACTCCAGAAAGAAGACTTAAACTTCAACTCGTTTACCAACTATCACGCATATCTCGTCACAGAGGTTCTCTAGTTCACGATGACCTCGTTGACTCCCTAGCAGGGGCAGTTGCTTACTGGACTGACTATATGGCTCAAACTGAAGACCTTAATATCGCTAAACGTAAAAATGAATTGCTCTCTTTACATCTCGATAACTGGGGTTCACTTATGAATAACACCATATCTCAGACTGCTATGGGTATGACTCCTCAACAGATAAGAAATTCTAATGTATCTAACGATGGTTTTATAAGTGGAGCTTATTAAAGCCTTGTATAGGAGAGATAAAGGTTCGTACCTCTCCCACACTAAGGATTACACTTAAGAATACACTAAGGATTACACTAAGGGGGGTTCTTTGACTGCCTGCTGCATGATCCTCCTTCCCCTAAAATATTTTGGAGCAAAAATTTGAAGGGGTTATACGTATATGTACAACAGATTTACCCCCTTATGACCCTAAGAATCTAGAAAAAAAGGTATATATTCTATAAAAAACATTGATATAACTAGGATCTTATAATATATCTTATATTATTTAGGGGGTTTTCCTTAATTTTGGCTTTTTATTAGCTTTGTTTATTTCTTTGAATTATCGGTACGCAACCTTATTGACTTTGTAATCATTATATGTAATGATACCTAATGAACCTATACAATCTAATACGATGACACTTATTAAAGATAAGTTTTATCTACCTTGTGGTAACAGAGTAGATAACGAGCCACCATCATTTGAAGGCTTTCACAATCCCAAAGAAAGGTGGAATGGTTGGGCAACTCCTTTATTTAAATATGAAGAGTTTAAAAGAATAGTTAATTATTATTCTGACGAAGCAACCAACACAAAAGAAGATATTGAATATCTTGAAGACTTCTTTAATGAAGAAACAGCAAAGTGTAAAAATCAAAAGCTTTTAGGTTTATACAGCTTTGGTTCTTATTGTCTTTGTTGGTCTTCAGAGTCAGAGGATTAAACTTAATGAATCCTTAGAGCCTTTTTAATTAAAGGTTCTAAAGATTCCTTAAAAAGGGTCGGCCAAAATTTTCCTGGCTGACTCGCCCAAAATTAAAAAAGGGTGAAATCTAAAGGTAAAACCTACTAACCAAAGGAGAGCCACAAAATGGTAACAACTAACCAAGTTGAACAATTAAGAAAGTTTTATGATGCTTTCATAATTGAACCAAGCGGATACATTGAACTTAAGGAAGATCAAAAAGAAACTTATCAAAGTTTTGTAAGAGCTTTACATGATGACGAGTTGCCTAATAATTGGCGATATACAATCATTACTGATCTACTACAGAACTTTGTTAATGAGTACGAGCAAGACCGAATAGAAGATTGTCTTTCAGAAATTGTTGATTCATTGGTTGATGTTTATAACATTGACCTTATTGAATGGTTAAAAGGTGACATTATGAGGGGTTCATTCTTAGAAATAAAAGAACTTAACATAAATCAACCAAACATGACTATTTTTGATTTGATAAGACAGATGCAGTATGAAGTTATCTATTCAATAGGTAGCCGAATATTAGATCATCAATATCAAACCTTTGAAGAGTTCCACGAGCAACGAATTAAAGAAGATATTGAAAGAGAGGGCGACCTAAACAAACTCTATGAGGGTCTTTAGATTCTTTCTCAGAGGGCTTTCAAGCCCTCACGGAAAGGCTCTTAAACCTTTCACTTGTAAACGTAACTATTAACCACAATGATTGTATTAGAAATCCTATTAACAGTAGGTGTAGTTGTACTTTTTGCTGAGCTTGCAGACAGGTTCGATAAGTATGCCAAGCGTCACAAATTAGTACAAAACAAAAGAGAAAAATAAAGGTTGACTTTCCTTTTATTCTTTGGCATACTTATATGCAGGTATTCCAAATACCATTAACCAAACCAGAGGGCCACAAGCTTTGAACACACAAAAAGAATACGATTCTAAAAATCGTTTAACAACAATTACAGTACGTCTTGATGATGCTACTGACTTACGTTGCACCTTTCATTATAGCAACAATGTCTGTCATACCAGAGTGTTTGACGATTATAAGCGGGGTAGTGGAGGATTAGCAACCTTAATATGTCAACCTAATCCACAAAAAGGATTAGTTGCTGCAATGAATCACATTAAATCTTTTGAGAAAAGAAATATTCTTAGAAAGATTATTTGCGATTTAGTTTAATGGCTAAACGTAAGACTTATCAGACTCTATGGGAATTAGAGTCTATTTATATCAGAGCTTGCAGAGTTGCAGGGATTAATCCTGATATTGAATCTTATAAAGACCTTGATAATAAAGAAACTATTGTCATTCTTAAAAGATTAATTGTAAAAACTATCACCAACATTTAAGGAGGAACCACAATGAAAGAAGAAAAAAAATTTATTGACATTCCAAGTGATGAATACATGAAAAAAATCACGAAGTATCAATATGAATGTCCTTTTGATCGTACACTTTCATGTCAAAGTGTAATTAGAAAAGACCCTAATGATGGACACTCTTACTTTATTGCTTCAATAAAAATGAGAGTGCCAATTAATAAAAGAGATTGGAGTAACTAATGAATTTTATGGAAGAACTAGAGAAAGAAACTCAGAAGATGCTGGAACAAATCAGCATACGAAAAGCTGAGAAGACAGCAGTAGCTAAGAAGCGGATTGCTGAATTAAGAGAACTCATTAGACTTTGGGAGCAAGACTTATGAAGTGCGAGAAGTGCGGAGGTCTTGAGGTCAAAGTTCGGGAAACTATTTATAGAAAAGCTGAACTAACTAAAGGCTTCCGAAATAAAAGCATCACACCTTATGTCTATAGACGTAGGGTGTGCCTTTCTTGTGGACATAGATTTACCACAAGAGAATATACAATTCCTGATCTTATAGCCTTTGGCAAGCAGGGTTATCTTGAGATGATAGATGACCTGATGCCTAACAAATAAACCTATTAATTAAAGAACCACCATGAAAACTAAAATGCCTACGCTTTCCGAAGCGACTAACCTTGTCTACAAGAGAAGGTATAACGGAGAAGATTCAGCCGAAAATTTCTTGATAGCTATGAAGTACAACATCAAAGCTATTGGTAATTTACCTGTAAATAAAATTACTAAACAGCATATAAAAAAGCTGATGGATTACCACAGATTTACAAGAAAAAATAGTAAGCAAGTAACCAACACAAAGGTAGGTTATTTAAAAACTGTCTTGGATGAAATGATTGAAGATGAATTTATACAAGATGTTTCTTTTCCAAAAAGATTAAAAGATAAGAGACAAAAGGTACATTATCTTACTGACGATATGGAAAAAGATTTATTAGATAATCTTTATTCAAAACAAAATCCAAACACTTGGATGGCAGCAGACATTATTAAATGTTTAATTGATTTAGGTTGCAGAGTTAATGAATTACTTAATCTTGAAAAAAGATTTGTTGACTTTGAAAACAATCAAATTAATTTTAACGATAGAAAGAACGATCAAGCTGTAGCTGTACCAATGACAAATAGAGTACAAAAGATAATGAAGAAATGTTTTTACTACAGTGCAAGACCAACAGAAAAATTATTTAATGGTGTTGATTATCCTTGGCTAAATTATATATGGCAAAACGCTAGAAAAGACTTAGGTTATGCAGATAAAAAATATTACACTCTACATTTATGCCGACATACTTGTGGCTCAAGGCTCGCACAAAGAGGAGTACCACTTCTGTTAATTAAAGATTGGCTAGGACATAAGGACATAAAGACCACTATGATCTATGCTCACTTACAACCCAAAGCTTTGCACTCTGTAGTGGAGGTGTTGAACTGATGGAACTAAATAGTTATCAAAAAGAATTTCTTACACATGAATTAAAATGGGGAATAAAAGAGATAGAAGGAAGAATAAAAGAAAGAAAAAGACAATTAAAAGAGAAAGAAATAGATTGGAGTGAGTCAACTTTTAATTACATTATTGATAAAAAGAAACAGGAAATAGAAGATTTAAAAAAATTAGCAAAATACTTTAACCTTGAGTTGAACTGAATGACTGAGCCTAGCAAGAAACAACTGGAGCTAGAGCAAAGCATTTGTAGTATCTCAGCTTATAACAAGATCAGTAAACAAAATAAAAACATAGAAAAAGGTAGAGAATCAGAGAACTATTATGCTCGCAACATCATAGAGTCAGGACTACAGAGATTAAGCAAAGCCATAGAAGAACATATAGAAGAAAGTCTTAGCGGTAAGGTTGGTGTCAAAGCTGTCTCTGCTTTGTTTCTTTCACAGTTCCCAGACGTAGATGTAGTTTCCTTTATTGCTTTTAAAGTATTACTGGATAATGCTTCGCAACTAAAGACAACTGTTACTACTGCTTTAAAGATAGGGCAGAAGTTAGAAGACGAACTAAGGTTTACTAAGTTTGAAGAACTAGACCCTAAACATTTTAGGAATATAAAGAAACATACCAGAGATACCAGGCATGAAAGGTATAAAAGAAATCTTATGGTCTAT